AGGGGGAAGTCTTTCCCTCCCCGGGGCGAAAATCCACGAAAATTTTGAGAAACGGAGGTGGCGCAGCGTGACAGAAAAGCAATACCGCGACGAGATCGGCAAGGCGTGCAAGGCCCTGGGCGTGTACCGCGTGGAATTTTCCCGCACGCGCTGCCGCCTCGCTCAGATCTACGTGGACGCGGAGGCCATGAACAACACCGTCCCCACCATCCTGGCGAAGCTGGACGAGTGCCTGGATCACATCATGGAGCTGGAGGACGGCGACGACCTGGACAAGCTCCTGGCGCAGCTGAACAACATCACCAACAGCCTCAAGCTGATGGATCGCCAGGATCGTCTGCGCCGCACCGCCCTGGAGCATGAGCGCGCCCTGGGCATGACCGCCGATTCCGCGCGGAAGATCAACGACGCCGTCTTCTCCAAGTCCAAGGACGAAGAGGACGACCCGCTGGCCAACGCGCTGAGGGGGCTGGGCATATGAGCGAGCAGCTGATCTCGCCGGCGGGCATCCCGCTGACCGAGGAAGAGGCCCACAACATCTGCACGCGCTCACCGGTCAACCCGCGCGCCGTCATCACCCAGGGCGGCGACATCCTGGCGTCCACCTGGCCCGAGGGCAAGTACAGCCGCGAGGTCATGGAGTACGCCACGGGCATCGCCTGCGGTGAGATCGTCGCCGGCATCGACCGCATGCTGGGCGCGATCCGCTTCCTGCGCATGCTATCCGATCCCGCCTTCGAGGTGCACACCCGTGACGCTGACTTCGTGATCGGCATCATCGAGGCCACCTTCCGGCACCGCCAGGGCGAGACCCTCGACGCCGTGCCCCTGCGCGGCAAGCCCCTCCAGCTGGAGCCCTGGGAGAAGTTCTGCTGCTACGGCATGCTGATCTTCTTCAAGCCGGGATCCCGGGAGCGGGTGGTCAAGGAGGCCCTGATCTTCATCCCGCGCAAGAACGGCAAGACCGCCTTCGTGGCAGCCTTCGCCTACGGCGTGGCGATGCTGGAGCGGGCGTCCGGCTCCAAGGTGTACGTGGTGGCCGAGACCCTCAAGCAGGCCAGGGAGACCTACGATAACTGGGAGTACAACGTCACGAACTCCCTCAACCGGAGCAAGAAGGAGGCCGTGAAGCGCGGCTGGCAGATCCTCGACAACAACGTCGACCACGCCATCCGCCACAACTCCCTGGCGGGCGGCTCCATCAGCCTGAACGCCCTGGCCGGCGACGGCAAGAACCAGGACTCCTTCAACTGCAACGTGGGCATCGCCGACGAGATCCACGCCTACAAGAACCCGCAGAAGTACAACCGGATCAAGGAGGCCTCCAAGGCCTACACCAACAAGCTGACGATCGCCATCACGACCGCCGGCGACGATGGCACCGGCTTCTGCGCCCAGCGCGTGGAGTACTGCCGCAAAGTGCTGCGCGGGATCGCCAAGGATGACCAGTACTTTATCTTCATCTGCTCGGCCGACAAGGACGAGAACGGCGACGTGGACTACCTCTCCGAGGTGCAGCACCGCAAGGCCAACCCGTCCTATGGCGTGACCATCCGCCCGGCGGATATGCTCAACGACGCGGTCCAGGCCCAGAACGACCCCCAGCAGCGCAAGGACTTCCTCTCCAGGTCGCTCAACGTCTTCACCTCGTCCATGAAGAGCTACTTCAACGTGGACGAGTTCAGACGGAGCAACCGCCGCGCCGAGGAGGCCCTGGGCATCGACCCGCTGTGGACGCGGGAGGAGAAGCTGAAGTATCTGGCCGGCCTGGGCGTGAAGTGGTACGGCGGGGCCGACCTCTCCAAGCTGCACGACCTGACGGCCGCCGCGCTCCACGGCCAGCACAAGGGCATCGACATCGTCATCCCACACTGCTGGTTCCCGATCGTGGCCGCCACGCAGAAGGCCGACGAGGACAACATCCCGCTCTTCGGGTGGAAGGATGACGGATGGCTCACCCTGTGCAACGCCCCGACCAACGATCACCAGAGCGTGGTCAACTGGTTCATCGAGATGAAGAAGCGCGGCTTCGCCATCCAGCAGGTCGGCCACGACCGCAAGTTCTGCCGCGAGTACTTCATCGGCATGAAGCGCGCGGGCTTCACCATCGTGGATCAGCCCCAGTACTTCTACAAGAAGAGCGAGGGCTTCCGCCACATCGAGGCCCAGGCGAAGAACGACCGCCTGTACTACCTGGGCGCCGAGCCCTATGAGTACTGCATCCAGAACGTGCGGGCGATCGAGAAGACCGACGACATGATCCAGTACGAAAAGGTTCAGCCGGAGCACCGCATTGACGTCTTCGATGCTGATGTCTTCGCCTGCGTCAGGATGCTGGAGTGTCTGGAAAAAGCCGGCCGGGCCAAGTCCTGGTTCGGGGACTAAGGAAAGGAGCTGATCCCGCATGGGGAAGAAAGCACGCAATTCCCGCTATGGCCGCGACGCGCCCGCGAGGTACCGCCGCGATGACACTGCCGCCACCACCACGGAAAACAGCGGGAAGACCGCCTTTCTGTGCGACCCCGACCAGTGGAAGATCCTGATCGGCGACGGCTACCGGCCCGTGAGCCAGTGCCCCGAGGTGCAGATGTGCGTCGGGATCTACGCGGATCTCATCGCGGCCATGACGATCCACCTGATGGAGAACCAGGACGGCGGCGACATCCGCATCCGGAACGAGCTGGCCAAGAAGCTGGACATCGACCCGGCGCGGCACATGACCCGCTCGACCTTCATGGCCTGGGTGACCCGCACGCTGCTGACCGAGGGCAACTGCGTGGTGCTGCCGAGCTACCGGGACGGCCTGCTGGCTGACCTCAAGCCCGTGCCCCCGTCGCGCCTGTCCTTCGCGGCCAACGGCGAGGACTACACCGTCAACATCGGTGGCAGGATCTTCGACCCGGACGAGCTGCTGCACTTCGCGGTCAATCCGGATCCTGATCAGCCCTGGCGAGGCCGCGGCTACACCCTGTCCCTGAAGGACGCGGTGCGCGCGATCCGCCAGGCGAACCAGACCCGGAAGGCGCTGCTGGAGAGCCCGGCCCCATCCCTGGTGGTCAAAGTTGACGGGTTGAACGAGGACTTTGCCTCCGTCGAGGGCCGCCGCAAGCTGCGCGAGCAGTACCTGGACGCCGACGGCACGCCCTGGTTCATTCCGGCTGAGGCTTTCGCGGTGGAGCAGGTGCGGCCGCTGACCATGGAAGACCTGGCCATCAAGGATAACCTGGAGCTGGACAAGCGCGCCGTCGCTGCCATCTTCGGCGTCCCGCCCTTCATGGTGGGCATCGGCACCTTCAACCGGGAAGAGTTCCAGCACTTCCTGAGCACCCGGGTGTCGGTCATCGCCCACATCATTGAGCAGGAGCTGACGAAGAAGCTGCTCTACAGCCCGAGCATGTACTTCCGCATGAACGCCCGGAGCCTGTACAACTACTCGATCAGCGAGCTGATCACCGCCGGCAGCCAGATGGTTGACCGCATGGCCATGCGCCGCAATGAGTGGCGCGACTGGCTCGGCATGCCGCCGGATCCCGACATGGACGAGCTGCTGGCGCTGGAAAACTACATCCCGGCCGCCAAGCTGGGCGACCAGAAAAAACTTGAGGGAGGTGACGAACATGATGCAGAAACGGACAACGACACGGGCGCAGTTCAAGACCCGTGACGAGGGCGGCGAGAAGCGCATTGAGGGCTACTTCGCCACCTTCCAGGGCTCCTATACGCCCTGGCCCGGCTATGAGGAGACCGTTGACCCCCATGCCTTCGACGGGCAGCTGGAGGGCGACGTGCGGTGCCTGATTGATCACGACACGCGCCTGGTGTTGGGACGCACCACGGCGGGCACCCTGCAGCTGCGGGTGGACGAGAAGGGGCTGTGGGGCTCGGTGCTCATCAATGAGAACGACACCGACGCCATGAACCTTTACGCCCGGGTGCAGCGCGGGGACGTGAACCAGTGCTCCTTCGGCTTCGACATCAACGAAGAGGAAGACGAGTACCGGAACGACGGCAGCGTGCACGTCACGCTCAAGCGCGTGACGCTCTACGAGGTCTCCTGCGTCACCTTCCCGGCCTATGAGGACACCGCCATCCAGGCGCGCCGCCGCGAGGTGGACGCCATGAAGGCCAGGCAGCTTGAGGCCTGGCGGC